CTGCAATCGCTGATGCTAGAGTCGTTTGTTGAGAACGAGAAGAATATTTGCGTACTGTCATTTATTTACCTATCGGCTGTAGTGGACACGGATTGGGTATTGCGCTTGCTGCCTTTGAGTTTCCTCTGTAAGGCGTTGCGTATACAAAGCATAGAGTTGTTTTGTTGCACTCTGAGATGCTCCGTAAGGTCGCTTGCTATCAGTCTCGTCAGCCTGTGGTGATACCTGAGCAGCACGTGCAGGGTCTAGATATGTTAGCAAACGATAAGATGCACCAAGAATTATTACATCTTTGCAAGATTCTGGTAATCCAGTTTGTGTTGCAAAGTCTTCTCCATTAGCCGTAAAGGCTACTGGGTCAGTAGCATATATAACCTTGACGGTTCTTCCTGGTGTTATGTAATCCCCTATTGTTACTGTCTGTGCTCCTGCGCCAAACTCTGTTTCATCGGCTGCAGAATCCCAAGACCAACGACGTACTGGACGCCATTCTTTAGATGGTCCAACCTCTTGCCACATTAGGCTAAGGATGTTTTGAATATTTAAATTGTTAAAAGCATAAGTTGTTTCGGCTGCATTAAAAGTAAATGATGTACTATCTACAGCAAATATCATAGAACCAGCAGCACGGATAGTATCGTTAATTGCTCTTTTAATTGTAGAGCGTGGGAAGATTGGGGATATGGTAACCTTAGAATCTGCTGCATGTGTGGTAGCAGTTGTACCTAGATATCCTCTTCCATATGGAGATACTGTTGCAGTATTACCTACTCTATCAAAGGTATCAATCCATAGTAATTCTTCACCGATTTCTATAACACCCTTACCAACATTCTCAGTAGAGCCTAGGGCTAGAATTGTAGGAGATGCAGATGTCGATACTGTAGTAGTAACACTACTTCTTAGGTATGTAGTTCTTTCTTGTTGATAAGTATAACCAGATAGATTAGTTGATAACTCATCAATCATATTAGATAGGGTAGTTGTCACGAGGCTATAGTCCTTAATGCGTCAACCGCAGATTTGCCAGTAGTTCCAGCGAGTTCATTACATATACCGTTAATATCTTTATAGGCAGACGGAGCACGTCCAGCACTTGCTTTAATGTTTAGTGCTGCAATAATACCAAGCCCTGATGTACCAGCCCAAGCATTAGCAGCACCTTGTTCATCTTTAAATGCTGTTCTTGCTGGGTAAGTACCACCATTTGCTAGGCGATTTAGTTCAGCACATAGTGTGCTACCCGCTATACCTGTTGGCATATTTTATCCTATCTAGGTGTAATGATTTTTTTCTTAGGTGTAATTAATTTTGATTCTTCTTTAGGTTGTCCAAAGAATGCTTTGTAGTAATGCTCATCAAATGAGAATCGCTTCATATGTGGTGCAGTTGCTCCTGTATGACAATACAGTGGAACTTCAGCCTTATCACATAGTGCGAAGAAGAATATATCCTCACCTATGAACTTAGTGCCTCGTCCCATTTCCATAAAGAGTTGACCATCAGGTGCTACTTCACGGACTTTAGGAACTATGCTGCGGTGCATTAGGATGAATCCCATACCTGCTGCATCTACCTTGATTAGTTCATTAACTGGTAGTGGATGTACCCTGGATAATCCAAAGCCACCTTCTCCATCATTAACAAAACTAAATACTGTAGGCATCGGAATCATTAATGGTTCTTCTGGATTATCTGTAGTAAAATATACTCCAGTAACCATAGGGCGCTTCTCAGCATCTTTGTTATCCCATAATAACTTAAACTTTTCTGGACTAATTACTACATCTGAGTCTACCCATAGTAGCCATTCATAATCAGTCTTATCATACCAATAATCAATTACTGTCTGTCTTTGTCTAGCAATTTGATTGCCTTGACTTCGTAATGTAGAGCCAAATGATACGCCAGACTTTAGCATTACATCTGCTACGCCTTGCATAAACTTGCCATCTACCATTCCATTATCACACCATACTAGTGCTACAGAATCTTTATTACTCATAGTCCCCTGTGTCCCTATCTGTATTTTGCTGCTTTTTTGGCTATTGATTTAGGTTGCTTTACAAACTGTTTACCTTTAGCATTACCTGCAGCCTTGGCTTTATTGGTTGCAGCCTTCTCTGCTGGGCTTAATGCAGCCCATGCTTTTTCAGGTAAATATCTTTTCTTGCCTTTAGATGGTTTACCATCAGAGGTAGTCCACTTCTGCTTGGTCCAATCCTTTAAAGACTTTTGAGATTTAGCAAGTGCCATTACTTGTAACCTCCACCTTTTTTCTTATATTCCACAGCAAGTAATTGTGCTTTACGAGCAGACCATTCTCCTGGGTCTCCACCCTTAGAACCAGCCTTTATCTTCTTAAATAAGGCTGCTCTCATGCTGGGCTTTGTATAATTACCAGCAGCATTTACTTTAGACTTGGTCTTCTTCTTGGCTACCATTTTACTTTATCTGCCCAGTATGCTGCAGACATTTTACCTTTAGCAATATTCTTACCGTGTCTTGCCTTAAAAGATTTACGCTTCATCTTCATACGCTCAGACTCACCAGCCTTAGGAGCACCTGCTGTTTTAGCACCTTGCTCACCAAATCGGATAGTCTTTACTTTATCCCCTACCTTAGCCACAACTACGTGTGATTTCTTAGGGTGATTAGGAGTACGCTTTGGCTTGTTGTAGCCAGATACTCCGACTCTCTTTAGAATTGAATCTTTCATTTGCTCCCCTTAATTACTTCTTTTGTCTTAGGGTCAAGGCGCATCTTTTCACGCCCATCCTTACGAAGAATAACAACCACACCGTCTCGCATGATTGATTTATTCCAACCGTCGTGACGCTTACGTTGACCCGATGACATTACTTTTTCCTTGACTTACCAGCCTGAGATAGAGCAATAGCAATTGCCTGCTTCTTAGACTTTACTTTCTTTTTAGACTTGCCAACATTAAGTTCGCCAGCCTTAAACTCTTTCATTACCTTGGAGATTTTCTTTTGGGCTTTAGTTTTTTTCATTATCGCCCTCTCTTTGGAGCAGGAGCAATTCTTTTCTCAGGAATAAACATTCCTGGATATTTTTGCTCAAGTGCTTTTCTAGCAGCAGCCTCGGCTGCAGCCATACCCTTTGGGGATATTTGTTTTTGGAATTCATTAATGGCTGCTTTGCCTCTTAATGGATTAGGCTTAGGGGTATTCATGTTACTTCTTCTTACCCATCTTCTTCATGCCCTTTTTCATTTCCATTTTTTTCTCAGCCTTAGATTCCATCTTCTCACCTTTAGCATAAGCCTTTGCAGCCTTCTTGCCCTTGGCGGTATATGGGAACTTCTTTTTTCCTACTTTTGGCATTATACTTGTCCTATCTCTTTCATTACGGCTGCGGTTTTTGGTGTTATGTCTTTCGTCTTAGGCATAGTGTCCGCATTATACGCTTTGCCTAAAATCTCTGATGCTTTATGGGCTGCTTCTACATGATGCATAGTTGTCCCTGCTGGCTGTATACCTTGTGCTCTTGCATCTCGGTAAGCCTGTAATTCAGAGTTCCATTTCTTGTCTGGAATATCTCGCTTGGCGTCTCCTGAGTTCATCTGTAAAGTTGAACCCTTGCATCCAAAACAATTATCTACATACTCTGGATGATACTCCCAATGTTTCATATGTCCCCTATATTGCTGTAAAGTTTGCCTCAGTTATTCCTAAACCCGATGCTATTAATGCTGCCTTGGTTGTATCGTTAACTATATGATTATAACCACCACGATAAAATTCTTGATAATCATCGATTGCTTCGTCTAGTGCATATCGAACTTTTGAATAAGTTCCACCACTTTTAGCAATGCTGATACCTCTATCTAGTTTATAGAAGTAAAACAATCTGTGTTTACCCGCTGGTCCTTCTCGAACCGTAGGTGTTTTAAATACATAATCTGCCATTGTTCTCCTTAATGAACTTACTGTTAAGCAGGAAACACGTGCTTCCTGCTCAACCGTCAATCAACTAAGCGATTGATGAACCTGATTCGATTCTGAATAGTGCCTCTTCGCGGTAGCGTGCAAAGCCAAGTACGCCGTACCAACCCATTGGGCGGTGACGCATTAACTTGTCAACTACTGGTCCGATTACTACGTGTGGCTCTTCGGCAACTGCCTCGGCCAATGCTTGCTGTCCTGCAACAATTGTACGGTACACCTTTGCAGATGAAGCACCGTCGGTTGCTGTGTATAGACGTGAAGACTCTACGAAGTATGCACCTTCATATGTTCCGATTTCTCCTGCCCAAATGCGGTCCTGTGAAGCACCGTATTGGTTAGGAAGCAACCATCCTGCTGAACCTGTCTCAGCACGTAGGTCGTGGGATACCTCTGGGTGTAATCCAGCCCAGTATAGGTTACCCTTACGTCCTGCAGCGCTGTTAGCACGTAACTTAGCAACAGCCCTACGGATGTTTGCTGAAGATAGTGTTGCTGCTGCTGTGATAGTTGCAGTTGAAGTTGCTGTTGAACCTGAGTAGATTACGTTTGAACCGCCACGCAATGTTGTCATTGCGACTCGGTCAATAGAATCTGCTAGGTTGAAAGCGATGATGTTTGCGATTGCAGGGTCAACATCTGCTAATGAGAATAACTCAAGAGCGCGAGTTACCAACACTGAGTTACCGTACTCGTTAAGAGTAATAGTTACTGAGGTTGGTGTTGACATTGCTACTGCATCTGGGTCAGTATCCTCTGTGAGGGCTGTAGTTGCAGCAGATAGGTCAACATAACGTTGTAGAACAACTGTTGAACCTGGTTGTGTTTGGCGTACTGGACGCTTGTCTGCGACTGAACGAATTAGTGGTTCAGAACGGAGAGCAAATTCCAGAAGACGGTCATACGCCTTCTGTACTAGACCAGCAGCACCAGCGGTACCTCCTAATGAGGAAGAACCAGTTGATACATAACTGTTAGGCATTTGTCACCTCCAAGTGACTAGAAACTATGATGATTGTTCTTGTGAACGAAGAACGTCTAACAATGCATCCATAGAATCTGCATTGTCAATTCTTGAGTTAAGTTCTTCCATTCTGTCAGGGGTGAACGCGGCCTGTGTTAGAACATCCTGCTGTCTTAAAGCAGCACGGTCTTGTTCCGCCATCTGAGGCTCATCTTTCTGCACTTGTATTCCAAACAAATCTGCGTTATCATCGAGCCAGTTTGCAACTGTCTCCTCGTTAACATCTTCAATGTCCTTAAGAATCAAGCGTGCAGCCTTAGCGTTTACGCCCTTCTTTTCTAGGACTTCTTTGACAGTTCTCTCACGCTGCACCTTGGATAATCCCTCAAGTTGCTCAGTGAGTTCCTTAATACGTTTCTCGTCGGCTCTTTTGGCTTTACGTAGTTTCTTAATTAAGTCACTACCATCACCAGAAAATCCTTGGTCGGTATCTAGGTCTTCGTCTTCGTCTTCCCAGTAGTTGTTGCTCATAGCAACTATCCACCCTTCTATTCGTTGTTAGTCGCAAGCCTCAAGTCAATTCGGGGAAATTGTTTGGCTCTTGCTCTCGGTCTTATACGCTGCATGGGGCCGATAGGTCCATGTCAGGATTCTATATTTGTCCGCCTGTTGTAGATGTTAGAGATGTTCTAGACATGCCAGACCTTCCAGCAAATGTTCCAATTTCTCTTTCAATTAATGCTCTACGTTTACGCTGTGCTGATGCTAGGGTGTTAAATACTTCTTGCTCTGCTTCTGCTTGTCCATAACCTTCTAATTGAGTTCCGTAAATAGAACTTAATTTTTCTGCGGTAGGTAGGATATCTGCAATAGTCGCATATCCTTTTTGCGCTTCTGCCTGTGTAATACCCTGTGCTGCAAGTTGCTCAGATACAGATACTCCAGCCTCAAGTCCTTGTAATCTTGCTGCCGTGCCAATTTCTGCTGCTGCAACTTGACGTTGAATCTTAGTAAGTTGTTGATTAGGGTCAAGTACATACGCAACCATATCAACATCACCGACACCATAATAATCACGAAGTGTTCTAGCAACTGCTGGGTCAGCATTCTGTACTCTTTGAACCGCAGTAACTACACGAGTAGATAATTCTGATGGAGATACATCATTTTCAATAAACTGTTTTACATATGCATCATTGTCAAATTGAGTTAATCCATATGCACGTAACGTTTGACGGTATGCATCTTCTACGCTGAGATATTCTGCTGGAGTGAGAACGGATAAACCCTTTTTTTCTCTTTGAATATTAGCAGCAAACCTAGTTTTATATTCATCTGTATTTTGTAACTCTAAAGTAATTGTAGACTCGGTATATCCTTGACGTGCAAGGTCTAGAATTTTAGTACCGAGTGTTGCTAATCCATATTTAGCAAATCTATCTGCTACAATTTTACCTACAGCCTCACGTTGTGTTGCAACTCTTTCAGCCTCTGCCGCCGCAGTTGTTGCCGCTGCAACTGCTGCATTTTTTGCAGCCTCTGTAGTGCTAGTTGTATAGGCATTTGCTGCATTTTGAGCCGAGGCAAGAGCGGCCTGGGCTATTGAAAGGGCTTGTGTATTACCTGAAACCTGTGCTGTTACAACTGCTTGAGATGCTTGGTTAATAGCATTTTGAATTTGAGGTGGAATCGGAATTCCATATTGTCCGTATTGAGGAGATACCCTAGCAATTGCTTGTTCTCTGGTTAGCCCTTGAGCCATTAAATCTTTAATTTCATTTTCCTGCATTGCTCTTGCCTGAGCACCAGTATCCACTCTACCACCAGATGTCGCTGCCGCATATTGTTCTTGTGTTAAACGATATGCACCAGTTACATCTCCATAATATGGAGTCATCTGAACTTCACCTGGTTTGGCTACACCAACAGATTGAAATCCACCTCGTTCAGGAGCAAGTGACTTATCAAATACGTATGTATCGCCCACTTTACTAATACCAGTAGTACTACTAAAACCAAGAGATTTTGCTTCTGCAAGTGTAACTGGTTTAGGTGTTGGCGCTGCTTGACCAAATGGTGTACCACCTACAACTACTGGGTCTTTAGTAGTTAATGGTGGAAGTCCCATCATTGCTCTAATTCTATCTCTTTCGTCAGCCATGTTTACGCCAATCCAAAGTCACGAAGGACTTTAAGTGATAGTGAATCGACAGTGGCTCTAGCATTATTTGTCAATTCCCAGCGTGGGTCTTGACGTAATTCTGCTTCAAATTGCCATATAGGTTTCACTGCTGGTTTACCGTCTGTTCCAATATATTGTAATGCTTTACGAATTGTTGGGTCATTGTATCCAATTGAATCAGAATCAATCTCTAGTATATTTGCCATTGATGATTTATATGCAGACGCTAAAGCATCTAGCGTAGTTCCTGAATCAATTTCTCTTGAATATACAGGATATGCACTTGCTGAATCTCTACGTATTCTAGCCTGTATATCTTGTACTGTATTAGTTCCAGAGAACACACCTTTTGACCATTGGTCTAAAACTGTATTATCGTATGACATACCAAATGAATCAGCATATTCTTTTAAAGACTGTACTGTACCTAGGGTGGTTCCGCCAATAGTACCCTGAGATTTACTTAATGCCTGTAGGTCAATCTGAGCATCGTCTAAACCTTTATCATATGCATCTTGAATTATAAGATTAAAGGTTGCCTCGTCTAAATTAATACCCTTACCTATTAGACGCTTTCGTTGCTCTATCTTAAATGAATCTAATCCCTGTGAATAAACCCCAGGTTGAGAAGCCTTTTGTTGTGCTCTAGTCTTAGATGTAGTATTTAAATTTTTATAATAATTGGTTTTGTAATACTCTAATTCAGCCTGTGCTAAGTCGCCTGCTACATATAGGTCATATACTCTTTGTAATTCTGGAAATGCTCTAATTAAATCGGCAGTAAGACCGTATGCTGTTGTAACTGATTCCGCCATATTAACCCTTCAACTTTCCTAAAAAATCACCAAAGGCTAAACTTTGCGCCTCTTGGTAGTCTTGAGGGGATTCGGCCTTAACCTTTTCTGTAATCAAAGCCCTTGCTTTTTCTGCTGTATATCCAGGAGTTGTTGTTTGTACAGTTTTACCGCCTACTTGTTTGGTGGTCGTTACTGTACCTTCATCCATTAATTTCTTAATAGCAGTATAAAACTCTTTAGTTTCTTGTTCTGTTGCTTTTCTTCTAAGGGTATTTTTTAATGTATCATCAATGAGTTCTTGAATTTGCTCTGGTTGGAATAGATACTTTTGTACGGATACAGACGGTTTACCAACACCCTCACCTTTAGCCCACCAAGAAATGTACTGTTCAGGTGTAACTTTCCTTTGACCATTGGAGTATGTGTACCAATCTGCCGCACCAGAAACCGCAATATCAAACATTTGTGCCGCCTTTATTGGGTCAGAAGCAGCATCTCCAAAACCATTCTTCTTGAGAATGTTCATCCAGTTTCTTTCAAACTTAGGGTCTGAATAATATTTTGACTTTAGGTCTGCTTCGCTTTCTGTATCGCCATATGTAACATAAGAACCTCCACCAGGTATACTAACTGACTTTGTTCTACCCTTGCCAGTACCAACATATACTTGGCCTGAAACCATTTGAGGTCCTTCTAATTTATTGTACAAACCAGCAAGCGGAGTATTACCAGTAGCACTAGTTGTTGCGCCACTTTCGATACCATAAAGACGTGAAGCCTCCATGTCAATTTGGGTCTGGTTCCACTCTGGATGAAGTCTTTTTACATCTGCACGATGCTGGTCTAATGTTTTAGCCACTATAAGCCTTTCGTAAGGTCATCATTTTCTAACATACGGGTATATAGTCTATTGAAGTAAATATTACTATCAATCAACTCGCCTATGAATGTATCCCATGCATATCTAATATCAGCATTATCTTCTGCATTTATACTCTTCTTGTCCCTATTAGCGAGAATACCCATTACATATTGTCTTCCATCTAGATATTCACGCAAGGCTACAATGTCTGGCCTATCTTTAGTTCTCTTATCGGTGGTAAGAGTTTTTGCAAACTTAAGAAAGTTAGTTACTTTGCCAGTATCTATCTTGCCTCTAGCCTCTGACCAAGCAGGATTTTTAATACTTAAATCCCTAATGAACTCTTCTTTAGCCTGTTGTAAAGCCTCAGCACCTCTAGCCCTTAGGCTAGGTAATCCCATATCTATGCGCTTTGCTTCAATTAAATCCATACCTTTGTTGTATTCTAACCAACCTTGTTCAGCCTGGGTTTCAGCAACAGCAACATATGGGTCTTGAGATTCACGCATAGTTCTTGTACTGCCTGGGGCTACAGGGGTTTCAAATTGTTTCCTGTAAACACTAGGAGAGAACTCGCCAGCATTAACTTCTCCTACAATAAACCATCCATAATCTGGTTCTTTAGCAATTAAGTCAGATAACTCTTTGCTTCTTTTATCTGCTTCTATTGTTGCAGCGATACCAGTATTATTCTTTGATAAACTTGTAGTAAAAATAAAGTAATCGTCTCCATACATTTGATAGAATATATCAGTTGCATCAGTAGGATTATCTCTACGTATTCTGTGATACTCGTCTATATAATATTGATATGGTGAACGAGTATTTGTAGCAAATGGTAGGGTAATTTTAGCGGCAGCCTCTAGAGCCAACACCTTCATTGCTTTACCGTTAATCTCATTTGATGTAGGTTGCGTATCTCTAAGTCCCATATCATACTTATGGTTTTCTTCCATAGCAATAAGCACTGTAAGTCTTTTGCGAGCAGGGTCATTCTCATCAAATGCTGCAAGTGCTTTTCTTAGTGCAGGGCTTTGTAGAAATATATCTCTTGCAGTTGTACCTTCTGGACCATAAGGTAGTATTTCTTTTACTAATCTTTGTCTTTCTAGGTCTGGAATTGCCTTAAGTAATTGAGATGTTCCTATTTGAACGAACCAACCAGCACCTGGATTCCACCAAGAATTACCTTGGAACAACAAATCTAGCGATGCTTTAGGTATAGATAATGGTCTATCTATTGTACCCAATGAGCCTCTTTTAACCCATTCTCCTGGTACATTTATATAGGTTTTACCATCACGCTCTTCGGTAATCCCCATGCGGTCAGGTGAGTTATAAACTATTTGAAGTTTCTGTAAAACTGATGGGTCATTCATATTGATTCGACCCCACTTTTCTAGTACATCTGTAAATGCACCAAAGAATGGGAACATATATCGCATAGTGTATGCAGCATCAACACGTTCAGATGTGTCATATAGAGTTCTACGCAACTCTGCTCTTGCCCATTGGCGTGAACTATTCTCCAGTTTTTGCAAATATGCGGGTGGAATAGTATCGCCAGGATAAGTATCAATTGCATTTCTAACTAATGCATCCATACGACTACGATATAAAGAAACAAACATAGGATGTTTGACTAAATATGTTTCTGGAATTTCACCAAACTTCTTATAGAAATGATTAGTAATATAAGAATAAGCCTTAGTTACAGGGTTGGTTCCATTGGCGGCGCCAACTTGAGCACCGTTTACATCTGGATATCTACTGTTATCTGTACCAAAAAACTTTTTAATATCATCCGCATCTAAATTTCTGGCAGATACTATATCTATAAGTTCTTTTCTTCGGCTTAAATACTCAGGAAATAAGTTATCAATATTATCCATGTTGGCTTCTACGATAGACCTAGCATCTCGACCAAGTCCTAAAGCACGGAAAATTTTTCTTCCTTCTTCAGTTTTTGTTAAGAACCGTGTACCCTCTTCAATTAATTCTTCTCTTGGTTTATTCTGTAGAAGTATAGAAGTTATCTTAGAACCACGCACTTGACGATTTACAACTCTTAGATATGCCTCAGCCCAGTTTTCATCAGTACCTTTAATGATTACGAAATCACCGTTTGTCTCAAAAGCATTACTTAATTTAGACTTGGCATTGTATAAATGGTCGTCTACAATTTTACCAGCATTGGCAATAAATCTTTCTTGAACGTAGTTGGCTTTTGCCATGCTCGCACCAAGAGCATCTTCGTACGTAACACCATCTACTTGTCTTAATCCTAAACCAAACTTATCGACAATCTTTGCTTTGCCTTCTAGCATGTCATCGATTTCTTTTATTTGCTGGTCTATTAAATCAGTGTCGTCAACAGAATTTCTAAGTGCATTTAATTGCATTCTATGTGTGGTAAGTTTTACCTCATCACTCCAAGAATAAACATCTTCAAGCGACGCCCCTTTAAATCTGGTCTGTATCATTCTGATACCTTTTTCGGTGGAACCAGCCACCATAGCACCAGCACCTACAGATGTGATTACTCTACCTACACCCTCGGCAACATTTCGAACAGGATAACCCAGACGAGCAAGTACCTCAAACTTAATTAATGAATCTAAACCATCTAATAAATCTGTGGCTGCTCTTTTACTGGCAATACCAGCGCGATTTACTTTACCCAGGATACCATATTTGTCCATAACTCTTGCTCTTGAGTGACGGTTTAATGCAAGATACATGCTATCGATATCTATAACTGGCAGTTGTTTTACCAACTGAGTTTCATTTAATGGTAAAGGGATTACATAATCTATGTCATCTGAACCTGTTATTGTTTTTACTTTACCTCCGACTGGTCCACCAGTCTTAGGGTCTATAGCACCAGTATAAGCACGTTCACGAATAAGGTTATGGGTCCTTGCCCTAGCGCCTGAGAACAATCTCCAAGCACTATTTACTTCATCAACATTATAACCAAATTGTTTTGCAACGGTATCAAATAATTCTTTTTCAATTTTTTGAAATGCTACTGCTCTCGCAGATGCGTCGCCTGCAGAGGTATACAATTCAAACAATTCATTTTTGCGCTGTGCTGAAAATGTAGCCTGAGATAACTTATCCTCTAGTTTTTTAATATCTGCCTTAACTAATTTAACCTGCTCGGGTTTTAGTTTACCTGTATTTAAGTTATTTCTTAAGTCATTTATCTTTGAAGTGTACTTAGCCTCTTGTCTTGAGGTTATTCCTCTGACACGGTTCAAAAGATTATCTACGGTTTGAGCAGATTGGTTATCTGTAAAATCAATCCATCCTCTTGGACGCTTATACATAAAACCAGTAAGAACTCTTACACCTTTTTGAGCATAGCCATTTTTTATATCTATAAACTTATTCTGGCCAGTTATTCTTGCTGTTGAAATAATGTTATCAAATTTAGGTACAACATTTGGGTCTAGAATAGATTCAACACTTAGTTTTTTGTGTATGTCTGCCAGTTCAGTCTCTAGAAGTTTTACATTTTCTAATGACTTCTCGTAGTCAACACCATTATTCAATAGGTCAAATGTAGCCTGTCCAGTCTCTTTGTCTACACCAGCACCTAAATACTTAGCGCCACTAACCTCATCTTGTAAAAGTCCAATTTTTACAGCAACATCATTTGCTTGACTTTGCAATCTAGTTGCAGCACCCATGTCACCCATAGCAGTTTTAATAATATCTGCTTTGACCTGGTGTCTAATAGCAACATCTTCAATTTTATTTGCGGTAGCCATTACATCGGCAAAGGCCGCAGGGTTGGAAGACTCTCTAATTGCTTTAACTCTAAACAATTCAGTCTGATTCATGTCGTCAGTTTTAGTAATAAAGTCATTAAAGGTTGCTTTAACCTTCTCTGCCTTACCTCCGACTTTTTGTCCAGTCAGAATTGCATCTAAATCTTTAACACCCTTTACCGCAATTTGTGATGCACGGTATGCTTTAACTGCTTTACCAGCAAATATGGTTGGGTCAAGTACAAATCTTGATACAACATCTGTACCAAATGATGTAAACCGTCCTAGATTTTGTTCTCTAAATGCTTTTTCTGCTTGTTTTTTATTAAAAATATCAAAATCATTTGCAGCAAAAAGTACATGGTCTTGCATGAATTTGTCAAAACCTGAAAGTTTTCCAAAACTTACTGTTTTTACTACACCGCTAAACAGTCCTTCAATTTCATCTAGTGGTCTACCCAAAACTGTACGGACAATTGAACGACCAGCAGAGATATCTCTTGATTTATCCCAGGCTTCTTTTACGTTATCTAAAGAAAAGTCGCCTTGCCAGATAGGATTATTCTTTTCTGGCAGCGTAAGTCCAAATGATACTGCTTGTGTTGTAAAATTGTATGCCTTTTCAAGACCAGCAAATGCTCTTGACCAGAAACCCTTTTGTTCTTCTTGTGGTTTAGCAGTTGGTTTTTTTAAATAGTCATTAAAAGCATTTATAGCATCTGCTCTATCTTTGGCGGGTATAGATTTACCCATATCCAATGGAAGAGAACTAGAATTGTAGGTGTTCCAGCCAGCATGATATCTACCGAATTCACCCATAGTGTCAAACGCGGATGGATTTTGGCTCATCGTATATTAGCCCTCAAAACTCTCACATAATTGCGAAACGCTTGTGATGAATTAGGGCTTTGAGCGGCAACCTCCAGTGCTGGTAAATAAGATAATAGTCTCATTTTGTCAGTATCTGTATCTGACGTAGATGGTAACTGTAATGCTTCCATTCCTGCTCCTGGGCCACGCATAGCACCATCAGTTACTGGTACATCTGGCTCTGCGGTTGGTGCAGTAATTGGTAATACTTCTAGTGGTGTTGCTTGATTTGCTATAGGTGCAACAGGATTAGCAGCCATAGGTGCCGCTTGTTGCTGTGCCATCATAGCCTGTCCTTGGCCGTATGGCATTCCTGAATAATACTTTGCACCTTGTGTACCAGATTGCCCTGCTCCACCAGTTGCAGAAACATTAGCGGGATTATTCTGTGGTGCTGTTGGGCGAAACCCTCCACGATTCTCAGCCATTGTTCCTCCTACTTAGAATATTGTATTTTAGTAATAATTGGACCACTTGAGTATATATCCCAATTGGTTGCTATTTCGATTGACTTTCTGATAATCTTCTCTGCTTTATCTGCATCATCAGTGCTGCGTATTCTATAAGCCTCCATAGCACCAAGGGCAATATCGCTACCAGAACCAGAGTAATAGATACCACGAACATCACGGTCCCAACTGTAATCCTCAAAAATAGGATACAGAACGCCGCGAATTGCAATAATAAATTGCGAATCATGTGAAGCATAATCCCCGTCTTCTTTCATATCATAACCTGCATCTATAAATAATTTTCTCATAGATGGTATAAATTTTTTAGTCATGAATATATCTAGGTCTTCATTTAACTTAGGTCTAGGTGGTTTCCAACCAAATTGTAATAAGTTAGAACCTCTACCTGAACCAGAGCCAGCAATTAACACGCCATTGTTTTCGACAATCTTGTGTGTTGCCATTTCAATAGGACGACCAGAATCATCAGATGAACGTGAATCGCTTCCGATTACACACCATCCATCACCTTGTATAGCAGCAAGTGTCGTCATGATGTCCCCCCTTTGCTACTATCGTCTACGAATTGTTCTTACGCTTGCGTTTGCCGCCCCACCTGAAGTTAAACTAGATAATAAACTTTGTACGTCTGGAACTCCTTGACCTTCTGCTTCCATTGGAGGTAGACCTCCTACTGGCGCAGCGGGAGCAGGGGACGGTTGCTCAACCATTGGAGCACCAGCAGGAGGAACTTGTTCTTTAGGCGCAAAGGTTTGCTCTATTGCGTCTTCGATGCTCTGTCCTTTTTGTCGTGACTTAATAACGTTAGCAATCTTTGTAACAATTTCAGAAGGGTCTTGTCCTTGCGTGGCCATCTGTGGAATGGCTTGGGTGTATGCTTGAAGTGAAGAGATAAGAGCATTACGCATATCTTCAATTTCAATCTTCTCTTGCTCTTGGCTAACATTGACATTAAATGGTAACTCTCTCATCGCCATATCCTTGGAGATTAACTTGCCTCCAAGAGCCTGTAACATAAATATTAATCCTTGTGCTGGATTTAGACCAGCCAACATACCATAACGAACATCTGCGGAGTAATCTCCCTTGATGTCTTTACTTGGTTTATACTCTAATGCGTAAGGTGAACCAGCGTCTACGCCACGAATTGTTTTTTGAATATCAAATATTGATTCATCAACTTCAAAACAAAGTCCAATTACATCTCTAAGTGCTGACGCAAATATTGCTTGGGCTGACTTAACTTGAGTATCGAATGCTCCCATGAGAGCCTGGACGCCTTGGCCTGTGACAATAGATGCATTGACGTTACCTGTTCGTCCTTCTGGATAACGAGCACCAATTCTAAGTTCTTGATTGAGCAGCGTTTGTTCTGTGAACGCACCTTGCGGAATTGTAAGTTCGACTCTGCGAACTCCTGCTGGAGTGTTCGTTCTGATGACTGAGTCTCCACCAAGTTGTAGTTCCTGGACATCCATCGGAACGACGATAGGAGATTGTACAGATTTTTCTGCAGCCTCCATAGCAAGCATAGCGAAACGATTGCGGAGCAACTGAATACCAATAACATCATCAAACTGTCCTCGCATCTCACCATCAATAGTAGGACGCTTGGCCACTACAACCATCATCTTACCTATTGGATTTTTTGCACGGGATAAAACTAAATTTTCACGGCTAGGTACATAGACCACAGATTGGTCTTTATCGTAATAACGTACGATTTCTGTTAGAGTGTTAGTGTCTTGTTTAAAACCTGAACGACCAAGTAGTTGTACTTCATATTCTGGGAATTGAGCAACTAACTCTCCAAGAGTTAATGAGTATACCTTTGCAAAAGAAATGCATCGTCCATAGCGGTCAAATTCAGGATAAGCCATCCTTGGGTTTTCTACACGTATACGAGGCATCTTTGCTTCGTCATCCAATTCAATAATGAATGGGACGAAACCATATGTTACATAGTAATCTGCTCCAGTATACATAGATACCTGAAGGTCAGAGTGATTAAAATAATTAGAAGCAATGCGTGTTCTGTTGTCAGCAAAACGACGAGCACGGTCATTGGTTTGAGAAGCACTTGAGCAGTTAACTGCAGGAAGTGGTGCCATAACCTCAGATAGGTCACGGGCTACAATATCAATAAAGTTTGCTACTACGTTAGCATCTACACCTTCAGGGAAGAAATCTGGATAGACTTCTGATATCTTACCCTGGCGCACAGATAGTACATCGCCTGCACGAGCATCACGCTCTGATGCACGGTATTTAAGGGAGTCAACCCGTGCTGCAATTTGTTCAATGGTAAGAGCCATTAGTTTCCTTATCCGTAAGTTTCAGCCCATTGCTCAGCAAAGGCATCATCTAAATTGATTGAGTGTCGCATTTCCTTTTGACGTCTAGTTGCCCACCTATTGTTGGCATACTTAGTAGCAAAGGATGTCTGTTGCATTAGTTCACGTACTCGAATGATAGCAAACCATAGAGCCATCACGCAGTCAGTTGGGTTTTTAGTATCTGGCTTCCAAGTAATTAATTGTTGCACCAGAGATTTTAAACCTTCAGAACCTTCATTGGATGGAAGTTCTATCAGGTTGTTATCTTGAAATCTGCCGTCCCTCAGACTGCCAAATAAGGCAGACATGGAGGCCACACCGAATGATGTGTCCCATTTATTTTTACCAGTAAAGTGTGGATTCAACTTACAACCATACTGGGCTAAATACTGAACTAAGTCAGTGTCCATCTGATACGCCTTTTGATGGGCGTTGATTTCAACTCGAAACTCTTGAGGAGAGTATCTTTCTACCCACTCTTCAATTAGAGCACGCTCTTTTTGTGGAGTAGGGTCAACCATGTTTACGCAATCTAAAACATAAACTTTGCCATCACCTCGGTTAAATGTAACCGCTACGAAAGCAGACCTGCCTGATACGGCTGGGTCAAAACCTATAACTGTGTAAGTACCTTCAATGCGCTTTGGATGGCCTGCTGTTCCAGCCTTGAGTGGTCCTCTTTTTCGCATTCCATTAACGCATCCTGCGACAACTGTTGGTGGGAAGATTGCGTCTTCGACAACATCTTCTTGTTGGTAGACCATTGCCCAGACTGACGGAGCAACCTCAGACCTTCTAGTAAAGAGCGAGGGTCCATCCCACTTTGGAAATAATCCTTCTTCATTTGCTTCATCCTGTTCCCCTTCAGCCCTATCTGTCCAAGGCCATAATGTTTTCCAGTTGTCTGGCTTCTCATCAAACTCCAGAACTGCTGGTTGGGCGAAGTAGGTGAAGGGAGATTTGCCACCTGTCCATTGGTCGCCATCTCTAATCATCTTATATAAATCTATAGGGGCGACACGGGTTCCTACTATAAGTAGTTTTCCGTGCCGTCCCAAACGGGTGATGACTTCTTTTTGAAGCCATTCAATTTGCTTTTCCCACTCATGTGAGTTTGAGTTCATCACCACATCGTCTAGGATAATCAGGTCGGCGCGAGCACCGTAAATCTGTGACCCGAATCCTAATGCTTGTACCGTAGGGTCTTTTTCGCCTGAGTCACGTCCAGTACCTAGGTAAATCATATCTGCTGACCATGTAGGTGAGTCAGCCTTGTATCCGCCGTTTGGTCCGAAGGACATCTGTAACTTAGTCCAGTTTGGATGGGACATACGGGTCTTGATTGCACTTAAAAATTTTCTGGCCATACCCTGGGTCTTAGAGACAATAATGATTCTGACGTTAGGGTCTATGGCTATGCGGTAGGTCACATAGTTTATTGTGATGACTGTGGACTTAGCATGTTCAGGTGGTACGTTAATTAGAACTCGGTTGCTGGCCGCAGGCTCATAGGTCATAGATGGATGTAGCCAACGTGGTTCCCGCCCCTCGATTAGGTCAACCCAATCTTTGTGGTGGTCGAACAACTTGGTGTCTAGGAATTGCTCGGAGAAATCCTCAAACGAGATATCCTTCAGATTGGCAAGGTCAGCCTTAACACCTTTACCAGCAAGTCTTGCTTTGTCGGCCTCAGCCTTAAATTCAGGGTCAGACATTGACCATTGGCGGAAGGTAACATCGTTACGACCTACAGCATTCATAGCGTCGGTAATGGTGCTACCCTGGGTCAGGAGTTCTAGGACCTGCTTCTTAGCGGCCTCCTTAGGAATGTCCTGCTTGCCAGGCTTTCGTCCCATGAAGCCTCCTATAAAACGGTTATTTAACGGTAAGTGTAAACGGACAGAACTTACCCATATATATATATTATATATATTATATTATATAAGAGTTGGCGGGATAAAAGGGAGCCAACTCCCTATATATGGAATTATTATTACATATATAGATAACCTGTTCAAATACAGAAACCGAACAAAGTTCGGTAAAATACTTATAATATGTCCGATTTATGTATATATGCGGGGGGTATTATATAACAGAAATATTTTACGGGATACTATGACATCCCCCCGCACGCATTATTAAACACTCTAGGGTCAAAATATCGACTTATCGACTTATAGATTTATCGACAATTAACGCTAGAACAAATGTTCTATGGCTGACTATCTCCCGACACTATAAGTTCTAAGGGTGGGGGGTAGTTTAACTATTTATTATCTAGGGCTACCCTATAAATATATTACTCACCAGTAATCGAACATCTGTTCGTGTGATAGACACCACACTATAAACACTTGACTTATTGGGGGGCGCGTGGTATAATCCCACCCATCTACCATGTGAGGTAAATCACACCGACACGACTTGACTTATAGAATTAGGCGTGGTAGTATTATCCTTATCAAGTTAGAGATAACTAGATAGAACTAAATAAAGAACTTTAGAGATTAAGGCGTGTCGCACTTGACTAGGTTCGCCTAGTATGGTAAGATACTCTTAATAACTAAATAAAGGTTAGACTACTTAGCGGTAGCCTAGAGAGATACGCCCCACGACAATTCGGCGGTTGCGCTGAAGGGATACTAACTAGACTACTACTAAGTAGCCTAACCCCTAGCGAAAGGTGAGAGTAATGCCATATAACCCCTTCGGGGTTAGTGGTAGTATAATCACTCCACCGCATAAGGTTCGAACCACTAAGGCGTGGCAAGGTTCACGCTCAAGGCGGTTCAGTAATCTAGTGGTGAGAGATAAGGCGGGCAATATAATCGTTGCTATCGAGGATAGCCAAGCGGTTAAACTTGCTAGGCGTACAATTAAGAACGCCAAGCCTAAAGATACTACCCCTAAACCCTTAACCGAGTTAGAATTGCGTACTATTGCGTTAGATGAACGCCGTAGGCAATTTGAAGCACAGCAAGCCGAGAATTATCGCAAGTTAGTCGGCAATTACAATTAGTAGCCGATAGTCCTAGCCCGTAGGTCGGGTGTCTATGGGGTTCGATACCCCACTAGGACACGCCGTAAGTCGAGGATACTTGACTTATAGCCCTAAGTATGCTATACTTAGGCATTACTAAGGAGTTATGTTGGACAGAACTTGCTTAGAGTGTGGAGTTAAACTACACTCTAGTTATGAGATAATCCTACATAATTGCGAGGGTAAGGAGAATAATGGAGATGATTAACCTAGAGGTAGATAGTAATTCTATCTATCTAACTACCTACTTAGGCGATTTATACCTACCAATTAGAACTATAATTCTAGTCGGTATAGTAGTTATCACCCTAAGAGGGGTTAAACTATTCAGAGAACGCAGATAATCATGGATAACAATGTGGTTATTGAGATTACTAGAGATGACTTAGAACTCATAAGAAAATCTCTAAGAACCCAAGAGGGTTGGTACACTAGGTCAGACTTTAAGAGTATGGCTATGGCTACTAACTTGCTAAGAAATAAAATCAATGATATAATGATAGAACTAGAACTACCTATAAAATAGGGGGTGATGATATGCCGATAGATGATGATGAGGACACCGAGTATGGTTGCGCCACATGTGATTATCGTTCGACTAGCGAGGACGACTTCGTAATAGTAGGTGATGACCTACTATGTGAGAGTTGCCGAGCATGGTGTAATTATTGTGAGGAGTATTGCCACAATGATAACACCCACTATGTCGAGGGTGTCGGTGATTATTGTGAGAGTTGTTGGGAGAACCACACTCACTATTGCGAGAGATGTAGTTGTACCTATGCCGAGAACGATAGCATGTACAATATCGAGGATAGGGGTGAGTATTGGTGCGAGGGTTGCTATGAGAGTGATGGCAATTATTGTGATGATTGCGACCAATACTATGCTAGAGGGTGTAATAATTGTGGTGATGGCGGTAGGGGTTCTCGACTTATCAACGACTACTCTTACAAGCCTGACCCTAAGTTTATAGGTAAAGATAAGAATAACCTATACTTTGGAATAGAATTAGAGATGGAGATTAGGTCAGGCGACCTAGATGATAGTGCTAGGTATGTATCAGAGAATATAGGTAATTGGGTTTATATGAAGCAGGATAGTAGTATAAATCAAGGTGGGTATCGTGGCTTTGAGTTAGTATCTCACCCTATATCCTTTAGTAGTTGGTCAGACTTCCCACTATTCGATAAGACCTTAGACTATCTAAGAGAACACCAAGAAGCAAGGTCGTGGGACGCTAAGAGTTGCGGATTACATATACATGTAAGTAGGGCAGGGTTCAAGGGTGGTGCTCATACTCATAGGTGGCTAACGCTAATCTATAAGAACGCACCTGAGATGATGAAGTTTGCTGGTCGTAAGTCAGATTACGCCAAGTTCAATGATGTGTGGAAGTATGATGAGTACGACAGACCATACTTCACCCTAGCCGATAAGGTGGCTAGTCCTAGACAGGTGAACACCGAGAGATATTCTGCGGTAAATACGCAGAACGAACACACGCTAGAACTTAGGTTCTTTAGAGGGACTACTAAGCCAAGCGGTGTCCGTAGTGCTATACAATTAGCACATGCTAGTATAGAATATACTCGCAACCTTACCTTATCAGATGTAAAGATAGGTATGCTAGGTTGGGATTGGTTCTATGAATATGTGGAAGCCAACAATGGCTTCTACCCTGACTTATATGAGCGTATGTCCAAAGTACGCTCATTAAGTATCAACAGTAAAGAGTTAGTCAATGCGTAAGAGAGGAGTTGTATGTGTTTGCTAGTGGTGTGTAATCCTAATTCCACACCGAGTAAAGATGACCTAAAGATGGGTGCGTGCAAGAACCCACATGGCTTTGGCTTTGCGATAGATACTGGTTCAGGTATCATATCTGAGCGTAGTATGTCTGCTAAGAAGTCTATTGCTAGGTTCTTAGAATTGCGTGAGCAATACCCTAGTGGCTACGCTATGTGGCACGCTAGGTATGCTACTCATGGTGTTAAGAACGAACTCA